CTCCGCCTCCCCAACACGATCGGTTATCCACCAAGACAGTCCGTTTACAGCCAAACCAGAGCCAGATCAGTCCTGATGCCAGCCAAAGGATCACGAGCGTTACGAGGGGCAACTGAGCCAAGGCTTCACAGCCCTTACTTAAAGGGCGCTTCTAAGGTTGCAGATGTAATCGAGTTATCAGAACTTATCAAGATGCCGCTATTGCCATGGCAGAAGTTCGTGCTAACGGACATGCTGCGCGTGGACAAGAAGGGCAACTGGATACGCAAGACGAACCTGCTATTGGTAGCCCGGCAGAATGGAAAGACCCATCTAACTCGTATGCTCATCCTTGCTCACCTTCTAAAGTGGGAGTCTAAGAACATCATCATCGCTTCATCTAACCGCTCGATGGCACTCGATACCTTCCGACAGGTAGCCCATGTATTTGAAAATAACGAGAACCTTATGGCGCTGGTTAAGCAGATCAGATACGCCAACGGTACTGAGTCGATCGAGATGAAAGACGGCCGCAGACTTGATGTAGTAGCAGCAACCAGAGATGGCGCTCGCGGTAGATCAGCAGATGCGCTATTCCTCGATGAAGTTCGTGAATGGTCAGAGGAAGGCTATCGAGCAGCGATGCCAGTAACTAGAGCCAGACCTAATGCTCACACCTTCCTAACTTCTAACGCTGGAGATGCTTTCAGCGTAGTTCTAAACGGATTAAGAGAACGAGCGCTCGATAACCCACCTAAGACTTTCGGATACTACGAATACTCAGCGCCTCAGTACTGCAAGATAGATGATCCTAAATCTTGGGCGCTGGCTAATCCTGCGCTTGGTTATCTCGTAACTAAAGAGACTTTGGCTGAGTCAGTTGCTACCAGCCCGATAGAAAATACTCGCACAGAGTTGTTATGCCAATGGATCGACTCCCTAAGTTCACCTTGGCCGCATGGCATCTTGGAGGATACGAGCGATAACAGCCTTACTATTCCGCCCGGCGGATATACAGTCTTTGGCTTTGATGTCTCACCTTCGAGGCGTAATGCTTCACTCGTTGCTGGTCAGATATTGCCAGACGGTCGCATCGGAGTCGGCATCTTGCAGACTTGGGAGAGCGCTGTCTCAGTTGACGATCTTAAAATTGCTGCGGATATTAAAGGCTGGTCAGATAACTATCGACCACGCCAAATCTGCTTCGATAAATACACAGCCCAGTCGATCGCCGATAAGTTAACCAACGCTGGCTGCATGACTCAGGACATCTCAGGTGCAGCGTTTTATCAGGCTTGCGGAGACTTGCTAGACGGTCTCGTTAACCTTCGTGTGGTTCATTCTGGTCAGGCTAACTGGATACAGCAGATGAATAACTGTGCAGCTAAGGTTAACGACTCTGCTTGGCGTATCGTTAAAAGAAAATCGGCTGGAGATGTCTCTGGCGCTATTGCAACCGCCATGGTTGTTCACATGCTTTACAAACCACAACAGGTAGCGGCTATCTATACAGAATGACCTACATGTAGTGTATAATTGCACCCTATGGGTATCTTTTCGCGCAAGCCGCTAATCGTAGAAGCGCAACAAGCGCCACAGGTAATGGGCGAAAACTTACCCACAATTTACAACCAAATAGCACTTCGAGTATCTCGCAAAGATGCGATGAGCGTTCCTTCGATCGCCAGAGCGCGCAACCTTATCTGCGGAACTGTCGCTTCGATCCCTTTAGAGTATTACAACAAGCGCACCGGCGAAGTTATGGCCGCGCCTCGTTGGATCTCACAACTTGCTAAGAACCAACCTTCATTCATCACCCTGAATTGGTGCGTTGACTCGCTACTGTTTTACGGCGTGGCTTATTTAAGAATTACGGAGCGCTACGCCGAGGACGGCCGACCATCAGCATTCGAATGGATCGCCAATACTCGCGTAACCTTTACAACTGATCTTGAAGGCATCATGATCACTCAGTATTATGTTGATGCTTATCCGATCGACATGAACGACATCGTAACTATTCAAGGATTAGATGAAGGCGTACTAGAACGCGCTGGGCGCACTATCCAGAGCGCTATCGACATCAACAAGGCTGCATCAGTAGCCTCAGCAACTCCAATGTCTAGCGGTATCTTAAAGAACACAGGCGCAGACCTACCACCAGCAGAAGTCTCTGGGCTTCTCTCAGCTTGGAAGCGTAGCCGCCAAAACAACTCGACTGCTTATTTAACTTCTACTTTAGAGTTCCAGTCCACACAGTTCTCGCCTAAAGACATGATGTATAACGAGGCAATTCAGAACCTATCGACTGAAATTGCTCGCGCTATGAATGTTCCAGCCTATTACTTATCGGCTGATCAGAACACGACTATGACTTATGCGAATGTTCAGGATGAGCGCAAGCAGTTCTACGCTCTATCCATCGAGCCTTACATCCAAGCAATTCAGGCGCGTCTCAGCATGGATGATATTTCAACATCTGGCCACGAAGTTCGCTTCGCGGTATTCGATACATTCTTAAAGAACGATCCGCTAGTTGAACTTCAAGTTATTGAGAAGTTACTTACTCTCGGACTTATTACAACTGAACAGGCCATGGAAATGACGGATTTAACACCTAACGGAAGTGAGGGACTCTAATGGAGACTCTATACATCGAAGCAGCCTCGATCGAGTGCAGCGAGGAACGCCGCGAGATTAGCGGCAAGATCGTACCTATGGGAACTGGCGAGATCGGTAACACTAATCTTGGTGGAGTCGTATTCGAAGCAGGATCTATTGAGATCGACGATCCTTCTAAGATCAAGTTGCTTAGCCAGCATGATGTTAAGAAGCCTATCGGCCGCATGGTAACTGCAACAGTTCGACCAGATGGAATCTATGCAACCTTTAAGTTAAGCCGCTCATCCGGCGGAACTGATGCGCTAGTAATGGCAAGCGAAGGGCTAGTAAGCGGTCTGTCGATCGGTGCAGAGATCATCGCATCAGCACCATCACGCTCTGGACACACAGTCGTTACAGCAGCCAAGTTAAAAGAAGTTTCTCTAGTTACTGAGCCAGCCTTTAAGTCTGCTCAGGTTCTGGAGATCGCAGCAGAGGAAGTAGACACCCCTGCTGAACCAAACACACCAACAGAAAGCGAGGCGGTCGTGGAAAATACTCCAGACACCGTAGCAGCACCAGAAGTTGAGGCAACGGCTGTTGAAGCCGCTCGCCCAACTGTTTCAGCACCAGCATATGCGAAAGAGCGCACAGCGCCGATCTCATCTGCACAATACCTAGAAGCATCCATGAAGGCAGCGCTTGGCGATGACGAAGCACGCCGCACAATTCGTGCAGCAGATGACTCAACATCAACAAACACAGGTTTAACACTTCCTTCACACCTAAACACATTCATTACAGATACATTCACCGGCCGACCAGCATTCGAAGCAGCAACACGCGGCTCACTTGCTGGCATCGACGGAATGTCTTTTACAGTTCCACGCCTTTACACAAACGCTACTTCAGCAGATGTTGCACCAACAGTTGCAGACACTAACGAAGGTGCAGCACCATCAGAGACTGGCATGACCTCAGCCTACGACACGATTTCGATCGAAAAGTTTAGTGGCTTGCAGCGTGTAAGTTTCGAGTTGGTGGATCGCTCATCTCCTGCGTTCATGGAACTCATGATGGCAGAACTTCGCAAGGCGTACGAAAAGGCTACAGATGCAGCACTACTTGCAGCATATGTATCAGCAGGTACAACTGCGACAGCAACAGCAGCAACAGCAGCAGGACTTCAGTCATTCGTATCAGTAGAAGGCGCAGCCGCATACAAGGGTACTGGCGGAGACTTCGCTAACAAGTTGGTTGCATCGACTGACGCTTGGGCGGCTATTGCCGGCTTCGCAGACACAACTGGTCGCAGCCTCTATTCTGCACAGGGTGCAACACAGAATGCATCAGGCAACGCGGTAGCGACTTCAGTCGTTGGTGGCGTACTTGGTACAGATTTAATCGTCGATCACAACATCACAACATCTGGCGTAATCGACAACTCAATGTTCTTGGTTGCTCCTTCATCTGTTTACACATGGGAGTCTCCAACAACACAACTTCGCGTAAATGTTCTTACATCAGGCGAAATTGAAATCAACCTTTACGGTTACCTCGCTATCTACTTGGCTAAGTCAGGTAAGGGCGTTCGCAAGTTCAACCTTACATAATAGGTTACTAAGTCGCTGGAGGGGT